GTTTTACATCGAGCTGCCCCTTAATATCATCAGGGAGCTTGTCGATGGTTGAACTTACCCGCATCCGGCGCCGTTCGCTCTTAGACATTGACACCCGGATCTTCGATGGTATTTTCCAGCAGATCCACGCCTTTTTTGGTCAGCTTGATAATCGCATCCTTTCGGTAGGCGTTATAAGCGTTGGCTGTCCGGCTGGTAAAAACAATGTAGCCCGCCTCTTCCAGATACTCGATATGCTTTGAAATATCCGGGGAGTAAATCAGGCCGTCAGCGACCAGGGCATTTGTAACCTGCCGGACAAGGAGCGTGTTCTGGTTGCCTTTTGCCAGGGCTCGGATGATGTAGCCCCGGATGGCTTTATTCTTTATAATTTCCTGTTCTGCCATTTCGTCCATGATTGCCATGGTGTTATTCCTCCTTTCTGGCTCCGTAGATAATCTGATCGAGTTTATCTTCAACCCGATTCATCACACGGATGTAGTACTCTCTGGTTACATACACAAGAGGAAGATCCGCCTTTAAGTCATTAAGTTTTTCTTCGAGCTTGTCAATGTGTTCTGATGATTTCCGGTCTGCCTCTTCCAGGGAAGCAAGGGTCTTCTTGATAAAATAGGCAAGGGCTCCTACAACAATCGTGCACAAAAATGAGGCAAGGGCTCCGATAAGCGCGGTAATCTGTACAACATCCATAGAGCCTCCTTACTCGCTGCTTTCAGCGCTTATCGTGGTTGAAGCGGTAATTTCATTCATCCCATCAACCACCAGGCCATTCGGAAGGGTAAGGAAGGGGTCGCTTTGTTTTACCTTTAGGACAGCATCTTCAATGCATTTGGTCAGGTAAGCGTCAAAGCTTCCAAGGTTGGCTGTAATAACCCTTTGTGTTTCCGGTGCGATTGCTGCTTTAACTTCATCAAAAACCTGTCTGCCAAGTGCCAGCAGGTCATTCCGGTTTTTCGTCCCGGTCTTGACTGCATCACGAAGAGCCCTCGCTGTGGTCTGTTCCATGGCATTAACCGAAAGTGCAGCAAGGTTGGCAACATCTGTGATGGCATCTTCAAAAAGCTTGCGGCTTCTTGCATCTTTGATTTGCGCCGTCTGTGCCTTTACCTTTGAAACACCAACATGAATGTAATAAATACCATAGCTTCCGGCCAGAGTAATTACACTAAGAGCAAAGGAAGTAAGTAGCTCTGTAAGTGCACTCCTGATGATTTCCATGTTTTCATCCTCCTTCAGACAAAAATTTAGAGCACAAGCTGTGCTTGTGCTCTAAGGATAGGACAAATCTCAAGAAGATTCCATATGCAACACTTCTAAGAATTGCTGTCATTCGCTTTCAGGGAGAAAATCAAGAAGTTCCATCTGCCCCGGTATTTTCTGCGGTTTTCGTATTTTCTTATTTCCGCAAAGATGCTTTACCCAACGTGCGGTAACATCATATTTCTTTGCAAGTTCGGAATAATTATAACCGTTAAACTCAGACTTAATATGAGCGTCACGGACAGGGCGGATAATGCTTTCCGGCTTGGGAAGATAAATGGTATCTCCTCTTACAACCTTGAGAAGTTTATAAAGATTCTCAGGGCCTATGACTTGGGCTATCTCTTTACAAATGCCTTCAGGAAGCATTTCAAGCGTCAAATCTTTTGCCAGTTCGTCCATGTGACGCCCTCCTTTCTGGTCAGCTTACAGACTTTGCAACCATGCTTCCCAAAAGACCAACCATATCGCCAACGGTAAGCTCTTTATCAAGCCGTGCTTTCCAGTAATCCGGGAAAGCGATGATTCCAGCTTCGGCTAATACCTGTAGTCCATCTGTCTGCCATAACAGGGGATCGGATGTATCGGGTTGCTCTGGACTTGGTATTGGATTTTGTGGTACATCCTGCGCCAGGATTTGATTAAGGAGAGTAATAATTTTCCCGCCATAGCCTTTGCCGGGGACTGCCCAGCCCTTGCCCTTTGGATTGTCGGAAGCGCCAAGCCATTCCACGTAAGGAGAACAGCCACGAAGCACCAGAGAGAAGCGGGGATCGACACAAGGATTGTTTAATACCTCTGCGGAAGCATAGGCTTTTAAGTGCTGTATCTGTGCACGAACACCTGTTCTTGGATCGGGAAAGATTGCTGCCTGCCCCTTGCTGTTACCGTTTAAGGCTCCAATGCCTGCATAGTTATTTTGTGTCGGCAGAACGATACCACCGTAAGTAAAGTAACCTGTTTCAAGAAGGCTCTGGGCAAAAGCAATATCTCCGCGAACACCTTCGGCTTCACCCTCTTCTAAAAATATCTGTACAAGCTGTTCCAGTGAACAACTCGTAAGCTTCGGAGCGGCGTTCTTACTGCGGCAAAAGAGCGCCATCTGCTGCGTGGTAGCCTGGGCCTTTCCCATAATTGCCGTGCCGCTTTCTGGTACGGCCTGCAATCCAAAGTGTTCAGCTAAAAGTTCGGCTTCTGCCGCAGCCAGCTTGTCCAGGTTTGCATCCACACAAAGCCATTTCGTTGCTGCCGTGTTGGTATGGAAGCTGTGTTCAATCAGCAGGTAAATCGGTGTTCCCACATCCCGGGCCCCGCGAAGAACGCCGTAGTATTCACCGCCCTTACTGCTTTTCCGGGTAGCAGTACGGCCTGCCTGTCGTGTCCCCATAAGTTCACCAATTCTCTTTGCAAGCTTTAATGCCAGTGCATCTGCGTTATTCAGGTTATCGTAGGCCCGATAGACAACTGGATAGTCGATGCTCTCTGTGCCGCAGGCATTGGAGTGCAGGGAGATGAATACATCGCAGCCCTTAGAAGCTATCCCGCGGTTATAAACATTAAGGTCGGTTTCACGGTAGCTTCTGGTTGTGATGACCTCGAAGCCCAGAGCCTCAAGCTTCGCTTTCAGTTTTAAATGCAGTTCCCATACCATAACCGATTCATAATAGCTTTTCACAACGGGACTTTGATTGTAGTTGCTGCCGTAATGCCCGGCATCAAGGCATATCTTTACTTTACGCATAATATTCGCCCTCCTCTTCATCTGCGTGAAAAATAGGTTCGCCGTCTGCTTCATTGATTTCCGGTTCCTGCGCCGGAGCAGGCACAGCGGCCTGTGTGCTGTTCATCAGTTCTTTACTTTCCTTCTTCTTTTCCATAATGGAAACCTCCTTCATTTATAATTTGATTACAGGGAGTACAACTCTTTCCATGTATTCCCCGATGGTATATTCCACACGCCCCTCCGCTTTAAGTTCATCGCTAAATTTTTTCATCTCAATAGCCATCTTTAATAGTTTCAGAACACCGACCTGCTCTGGTGTGACCTTATTCATCTTTGAACTAACCATGTGATTTACCGCCATGTCAAGGCATAAACCTCGCACCCAAAGATCCATCAGCATGAAATCATTCCATTCCTTCATAACATCTTCTGCAAATTTCCTGCGGTTAAGTCTGGGCTTGTCCGGCGGATAGACTCCTTCTGCCTGCAGTTCCTTTTTAATGCGTGCATTCTCGTCCTTCTCCCGCTGGCTAAGCCGTTTCCGCTTCCTTGCCATCCTTGTTTTTCGCCTCCTTTTCCCGTTTAAGCATTGCTTTCAGACCTTCAATGACTTTCTCACACTGTTCATTAGTTAGCCATTCCAGGCGTTCAACATGTGTCATGCGCTTGACAAATCCCTGAATACGTTTCGGATCGTCATTCCAGCCAAGTTCCTCACAAAGTGCGTAAATCTTTCGGCGCTGTGCCGTTGTTTTAGGGTTGCCGCCCTCATCGGTGCGCTTAGGCTTCCTGCTCTGGCTGACACTGTCCTTGATGGTTTGCAGAACACGAGTGACTTTGTTCATCTCGCCCTGTGTTAATTTCTTCATGGACTCTTTGCCCGTTTCCCGGTAGACGACTGCGTGCAGGTCTTCATCCGAAAGGCAAAGTTCCGGTGATTTTGCAATCGCCCAGAGTGTGCGGATAGAGGGCTGCTTGCGCCCTGCTTTTGCTGTTGCCATTCCTGTTCTTCCTTTCTTCATCTTAAATTTATGCTACGCCAATAATATCCTTCATCAGCCGAATACCATCATGCAGGCCGTACAAATAGATCCCTTCCTGCTCATCCCCTCCATGGGATGCAATCCAGTCCAGATAAGCATTAAATTCCTCTGTCAGTTCAGGTGCTTTTTCTTCTAACAAAGCCAGAAATTCATCGCTTCTTTTCATTCTCTCTTTTCCCGGTTTACCATTTTTCTTAAAATACAGGGAAAGTCTTTCCTGAACCATTAACTCAATCATCTCATTCTTATCCATTTATGTTTCTCCTTTCTAAACTCTTGCATCGGTGCGTCCCGATCATATCCATTGTGGGTTTATTTAAACACTTCTTACGCTTTACATCATCCTCGGATAACCATACCTGATGAAGCCTGCACCAATACTTGGGGTCTTTACAAATCTTGTTGTTTAACCCCATCCGCGGATGTTTTGCATCTGCTCTTTTATAATTCAAGGTATCCCCCCTTTCTCTCGTTGAATCATGTACTCCATGTACTCTGCATCCTCAAACATAAGCGCCCCGCCCATATGGTAAATGCGTACATCATCGACCTGCTCCGGTGTGAGATGAAAAATGGGATGTTCTCTTAAAACGCCCAAAATAAAACGTCTGCGTGCTGCCTGTTCATCCTTGGTCATTTCCAGTGTTCGATAACCACCATTCCCATGATCAACTCTAAAGCTTGCCAGTTTTTCTATGTTCACTTCTTCGCCTTCCTTCTCTGTATGGCAATCTCCACATAATCCACGTACCGCCCGTTTTCCAGCAGTACAACATGCGAGAATTTACGGATGATTTTACTTTCTTCCCAACGACCATATCTTTCCAGGCTTCTCTGGGTTTTCTTTAAATTTGTCCGCCAGTCATTAAATACCCTGACCTTATCGCCAATCCGGCAGTTCTTTTTGACTTCCTTTAATTCTTCTTCGGTTATTGGAAATTTTTTCAAATCGACTTTTCCCATCTTGTTTCTCACATCCTTAAAGCATCATCATCGACGAAGCCTGTTCGATAATCTTAACCGTGATGGTTGCTTCTCCCCGTTCATTAAGAATACGTCTTATGTTGGAGAGGGTACGGTCAAGGAGTCTGAAGCATCCTGTTTTCATGTTGCACGCTCTGGCCTTTAATTCGACCAGCGCATCCGGCGTTATCGTAAAGCTTTCCAGATAGCCCTCAACCTCCGAAGGGCTAAGTCCTCGAAGCGATGCATAGAAGTCAACACGGTTTGCCATCCGGTCAAGGTACGTTTTAATCTGTGCTTCCAACTTAGGCTCTCCGGCAATCACCAGACCGACGTCGCTCTGGTCGAAGATTGCCCGGAGGATTTCCATTTTCTTTTGCGTATACTTGGAAACCAGTTTGTCCGCTTCATCGATAATAAGAAGATAGCCTCGGTTTGTGTTGAAAAACTCCCGGATGTTGTTGACCCTGCGCCAGATTGTTCCGTACCCGGTGGAAAGTCCCAGGCTGCGTTCAATCGCTTCTACAAGATCGCGGCTGCTCATTGTGTCATCACATTCAATATACGCCACACTGGAAAGCTTCGCATACTGACGGAGCGCATAAGTTTTTCCGTAACCGCTTCGGGCAACAACGATGCCCAGACCTATGTATTCCTGGCAGCTCTGGCATAAGCCAAGAACGGCTTTGGCATCGCGGCTTTCATAAAAGGCCTGGGTTATTCCCCGTTTGGGTT